TATAAGTTCCATCCCAAATTTGATGTTGTTGCCATGCTCCTGCAAGAACTGGAGCATAAGCAAACATATCAATATTTGCGCATTGGACTAACTCAATTGCGACATGCTGCTCTTGAATTCCTCCAACACGTTTCCTTCGAAAAAACTTTTTACATTATACCCCAATGCATGAATGGTCAGAACCATAACCGTTGCAACATCATTTTCCAAATCAGGAATTCCCCATCTTCCATCAGATAATAAAACCTTCACCGGAGCAATGCTATTTCCAGCAGGCACAATCTCTTCGCAAATCTTTAAACAATCTTTTTGAATTTCGGAGAATTTTTCTTTTGACATTGCAGGAAGTTCTCTGTTACCTTCCAGACCTTCTATCTGATTACCCAGTCCCATTGGAAGCAACTGGGTAAGTACAGTATAAATAACATATGAACCGGTTAAAGCATCGAATTTGTGAATACGGAATGTTCTGTTTCCAACATTAATATCCTTGTAAGTCTCTCTCATTTTCTCTCTCCTTTTAATTGATCGAAACTATAAAATTAAAATACTAGAGTTACTATGTCTGTTGCATAAAGTGTCCAACTAACTTTACCACCTTGACTGGTATAAGTCTTATCAGGAATTTTTCCAAAGCTAACCCCTGTCGCTACATGATTCGTTCCATCGGTGATGTTTCTTAAAACAATTGCTGAAGTAGCCCATACTGTTGCACTTTCTGTAATTAGCCAATTGTATAACCCTGTCAGATATTTATTCACAAGAGAAGTCTGTTGACATTCAATTGTAATCTGTCCATTGTTACCGGGAATTTTGGAAACCATAATACTTCCATCGGCTGCTACATCGTGAGCTGTTCTATCAGTACTCATTGATACTGTAACCGTTCCAACACCTTCTCCGGTAAAAATAAATGGTCCTCCGGGGAATGTAGGATTAGCAATTGCTCCTGCTAAATCCAAAAAACTATAAGTTGAATGTCTCATTATTTATCCTCCATTGTTTAATAAATCCTTAATAATTTTAACGGTTTACATATACCCCGATTACTATATTGTGGACGGCTCCCGCTTCCTTGATGCAAATATAGATGGGCATGGATTTTCTTGCCTGCCTATCAGCCGTTGATTGAGTGCTGTATGATTTACTCTGACAAAGATAACCATTAGGCAATGTATCTCCATAAGAAAGATCAAGAACCGTTACGCCTGTCCAAGTCCCCGGAGCAAGAAATCCTCTTTCCACTGCAAGTTGACAAGCATTATTACATTCCAATAAAAGCTGTGCCTGACCTGCATCGGTCTGCGGAACTTTTGTAGTTGCATAAAGCAAATCCATCAAATTCAATTGGATGTCGTTTCTCAACATATCAAGATTCAACACTTCATCAAAGAAATATCCATTTGCCATATAACCTTGCTGGAAAATGTTATAATAATTCCCATAATTCAAATAAACATTTGCATATTTTCCATCAAGATAACCAACTTGCGCTGCTGTCAAATCTTCAACCGTGATTCCCACTTCACCCTTGAATTTCAAAGTATAAGCAGAATTTGCAAGGCCATTATTTGCACCCATTGCATAGCCCATGATTGCTACAATCGCAACGCTACTCTGTGTCGAATACTGACCAATTGTTCTCTTGTAAGACAATGCTTTCAAAAGAGAAAAAATATCGGTAGAAACATTGGTAATACAATCAGCATCGGAAGTAGTAAATGCATAAACTGTTGAAGGAGAAGCAGCTTCTGCCCATGCTGCTAAAAGCAAATGATCTGCTTTTGCTGCATCAGGACAAACAATAACATACCATTCAGCATTTGCCGTTCTACACGCTTCAGCTGCTTCTACAAATGTTTCAGCAGGTGATGTGCTTTTGCATCCTACCCACAAAGTAGTAGGAGCCGGTGACTGGGAGAAATAAGCTACTGCTGCAAGATATTCAATATCAGTCAATGCAAATCCATCAGTAAGCATATCGGAAGCTGCTGTATATTCCCTTACTCTTTCTGATGTTGGAATAATACCGGCAGAACCTACAACCAGCATTTGATTAAATGTGGTTCTTGGTGCAGACATCGGTGAAACATACTCTGTAATTGTAACAATATTTTTTAAATCTTGGGTTGCCATTTTTCCACCTCTCAAATTTTATATATTAACAACAAAATCAATCAGCTCACCATCTGAATTGCTAATTGATACTTCAGAGCTTTCCACTGCATTAACAGATTTAGTCTGTGTAAGCAATTCATTGAATCTCATAGTCATATCTGATCTTTCCCACCATTGGCCTTGAAATTCCTCTGGCATCCTTTTTGGTTCTTCCGTATCAGGAATATAATAAATGCTATATTCTCTTAACTCATCTCTATATGTATCGTCAAACATCGCAAGCTGCAATGTTTTCAGATTTTCCATTGCATCACTTCCATAAGCAATTAAACTCATAGACATCAATCTTGTCATTGTCTTTGTTTCAATCAAATCAGGGGAACTATTTGAAAACAAACTATCGTGTTGCCTATTAATTTGATGGTCTAATGGAAGTGCTGCAATAAATATCACATTGTCAGATATTTTAAAAGCAGGCATTCCTTCAGTTTGCCAACTTATTCTTATGTCATTGGTCTTATCAGGTGAAGTAATATCCCAACCTAATGCTCTTGCAAATATAGGTTGCATAATATCTTCAAATTCTTTTATTGTCCTGATTGACATACCACCAGTTCTATCATAACAGCTTATAGTTATTGTATCGGATTGATTAGTTGCTGGCAGTTCAGAATAATCAACCGTTGCTATAACTGTATTTACTCCGTCCGACAATGTGTAATTACCATCTGCGGTTATTGTTACTGGGGGTCCTCCACCCCATGACAAAGTTTTTGTTGCCCCAATTTCCCACTCAGTAATGAGATAATCTCCATACTCATGCCCATATCCTACTGTAGGGTTAGAAACATAATCAAGTGGTGTCGGTAAGCCCGATCCCTTAGAAATACCAGCCCAATGAGCAAAATAAGTATTTATAACAGAACTAAGAGTATTATCATTATATTGCCCCCATTCAGGACGGTCCCAAAAACGCATAGATGTTGTAGCATTCGTAAGTATAGAACAATAACGAATATCAAGAATCCCAAATCCCCACTGTGAAAAATGAGTAGTTGTTTCTTGCTCTGACAATAAAATTTTATTGTAAATATGCCTTTCTGCTGAAGGGACGTAATTACCAGAACAAAATATTGGGTAACCATGAAAACTATAGTAGTCGGTTTGTTTTATATGTAAACCCTCTATTACAGTATTTGAATAAGCACCAGCCATTATAGTTTGGTTGCTTCCGTGCATAATAATATCTTCAATAGGCCCAACACCTCTAACAAACCATGACTCAAATTTACTACTACTACCATGAAACAACGATAAAGGAGCGTCGCCAGGATTTTGCCCATAATAATCACCTGGGTAGAATAATAAAAGCTTTGGATCACTACCAGGACCAGGAATAGATGCCTGATAAAATTGTTCGTATGTTTTTCCAGGCCCAAACTCATAAATTTTCCCTTGATACTCTACTCCGTCACAAGTCCAAGTATCATAACCGGTTAATTCATAGGTGTATGCCAACGCATAATCTTTAACTGACCCTGTTGGGCTAGATAATCTCACGCCTGTTATATTGACCGGTTGTGTTGTATTAAAAGCCATAAATTATCCTATAAAACTTCTTCACTTCCCCAAGAACCCCAAGCCGGTTCGGTTTCATTGTATTGACGAATCAGAATCCATTAAGCACCTGTAATTCTAACGCCTGTTGCTTTGTAAAACCCATAATCTCCATAAGGAGCAACACTGATTATCTTATACCAATCATTTCGCCAATAAATCTTGTTTGATAAAGCTTGTCCCGGTTCTACTCTAGTTGTATAAATAGGACCTTTATTGTAAAAATCCATTGCTCCTTTAATTCTGTCACCTTCCGCCGTTAACAATAAATCTTTTTCACTTGATACAACAATTGTTCCTCTTGCTGGAATCTGTACTGCTTCGCCTTCAATCCATCGACCATTTACCCAACTACCTTGACTTTCATAAATAATATAGTCTTGGGCTAAATCATCATCTTCAATTATTTCGTCAACAGAAATCACTCGCTATCCTCAATTACATAAGTCAAAGCATTTCGCATTTGTGCGGTGTCTACCAATACTTTATTGATTCCTTCTGTTCCTGCTGCATACTCTTCAAATTTCTTTTTACGCCATTTTACTGAACGTCTTGTTTTTCTCAATTTGGCTTTAACTGTCGCATCTGCATTTGGTTGCCAATTATTTCGTGGATCATCAAACCAAGCTTTAATAATATTTACAGCATCCTGACCAGTTATTCCCATAAGAGTTTTTGCTTTAATAAATTCCCCATCAATAGCCATTTTGGCAATTTCTCTTAAATCATCTGAAATTTTATCCGCATTATCTTGTGCTTCCAATGCAGGTTCAATAACTGGTCTTGCAGGAATACCCTTTAAAGGGGAGCCATTAGTGTGTATATAAAGCAATGCTGCATTGTTAATCTTTTTGCTTTCTTTTTTTCTTACAGCATTGGATTCAGGAATGCCGACGAGAATTCTCATCTTCCGTAATGATTGAAGTCTTTTAATAAAAACCAAATCTTTATTGGCAAGTTTCAAATTTTCTTTTACGTTAAAATCAATCATAATACGTGTTGTCCGCCCATTCCTACGATTTGTAAAAGTTGCCAGAAATCTCTTCCATATTTTGTCATGTTGAAATTGCCAGCATTTTCAAATTGTGTATGTCCTGCATCATAACTAATACTGACTCCACCAACACCTTTACCTGTAACTACACCTGCCATCAATCCCGGTGCTCTTCCTGCTGCTGCTGATTCTTCATCCTTTGCATCAAGAACCAAATTATGAGCAACAAATAAATAAAGTCCATAGGTCAGTAAATCTCCCCAACGTTCTTCATTTAATAATGCTTCTCCCATTGTTGCTCTAAACGTGATCATTGCATCGGTATATTTTGTTGTGTCAGCAAATTCAGGGAAAGCTGCTCTAAAAGCGGCAATGTCCATTTTACGACCTTCGTTTTCTTATATTGGAAGTTTTCTTAATAGGCTTTACTTCCTCTTTCACTTCTTCCACTTTGCTTTCTTCAATTTTCACTTCTTCTTTTACAGGTTCAAATTTAATCTCTGTCTGAATTGGTGCAGGTTTTACCAATTCTTCAACTTTAGGTTTCGGTTTAATTTCTTCAACCTTATTTATGATAATCTGGGAAACAACCGGTCTCTGACTAGGAAAATGAGTAGTAATAGTAGGATTAATTTTAATTTCCTCTTTTATTTGTTCGTGAGACTTGAAATTAACATTGGCTTTTGATTTAACAATAGTGATTACACCCGATTTCATAAGTGACTGAACATACCAATGATCTAATATCGAGTCCTGAACTTCATGAACTCCAGCTTTTAAATCTACTGACCGTTGTGATTCACCAGGAATTGCAATTGGTTTTGTTACATTGATCTTAATCATTTCTCTCTCCTTTTGTTTTTTCAATTAGGTGCTGCATTGCCATTTGCCAGCACCTAATTGAATATTTAATTACTGCAAACCATACTTATTGAGAGCTTTCTGAATATAAGATTTATTTTCAGCAATATGTTCGGAGATTCGTTTACTAACGTCTTTTGTAGTAAGACCGATGTAAACTTTCCCGTTAATATTGTTTTTGATCTTATAAATTATCATTATAGCCTCGTTAAGTAGTTGATATTATTACTTAAATACCGTCGCTGTACCTAATCGTTTCCGGATAGACAAACTCCACACAACCCAAACGGCCAAAATAAGTGGTCAACTGATACAGACTGCGATATTCCAGTGGGGTTCTCTGAAGGGGAACCATCGGATAACGAACGCGGTCTTTATCCTGCGTATAACAAGCCATACGATCAGTTGCAGCAGAAGGAGAACCAGCAGCAGTTCCACGACCAGTCAACCATTTGCAAGGCTGAATATCGAGCTTCTTACCATTAATCTTCAGGGAAATGCAATTGTCCTCCAAGAATGTAAGGATGCTCACGTTGCCAGCATTCGAAACTTTCTGACTAGTGATCCAAGCAAACTGAGTAGGAGGCAGTAGCAACTTGGACGGACAAATTGCATAACCTGAAGAAGCCCAACAATCTTTAATCAAGGTGTTCACATCTTCCAAAATTTCATCAGCAGTCTTATAGGTCCACTGCGTATAACCAGCAGCACCGACATCAACGAATGCACTGGTAACCAAAGAGGAATTCAGAAGACCTTCTTTATTCACAACCGTGTCACCAATGTAAACCATTTCATCAATATCCATCTGATGTTTCAGCTGCATACCTTTGAACTTCTGTGCATCAACCGGACGACCCATCTGCTGTGCAGAAAGCAGTTCAGGAATCGTATAACCAATTTCCATTGCCCACAAATACAAAGGCTGAGAAGTCTTACCAATATCCAGAGCAATACCGGCAATCGCATTAGAATTCTTACCAACAAAGTTCTTGCCGGAAGAATTAAGCGAACCGGCAGCAGCAAATGCGGAATTTGTGAAACTTGCCGCTTCATCTGCAATCGTCACATCTTCACGCAGGTCAATATCCCTACTCCACGTAACCGATACAAGAGGTTCATGAAGAGTCTGGTCAAGTCTCTCCAATTCACCAATCAAAAAAGCACCTGAACTATCAATCGTCATTTCATCGTAAGTAATCATTTTTATATTTCCTCCATCCTTATCATCAATTAGATATTATAAGCAATTTCGACATTGCCATCAGAATCAGCAGCACCCATAAAAATTGCTCCTGAAATAGCCACACAATCACCACCATCAGCAGCTGCTTCAACACCACCAAGCGGCTGTGCAGAAAGACCACTATCAACTACCCGAACATAAACTGCACCGTTCAGAGCAGCAACTCCTGCATTACATTTTACCGTAATATAACCGCTTTTCAGAACATCCAAAGGCTGATTAGTGGGCGGAGTAGCAGTAGCGAGTGCTTCACTAGAAGCTCCCTGAATCGGATAAGGACGAACTGCAAATCCATAAGGAACAACAGCACTGTCACCCGTAGTAAAAGGGCGCAATTTGCTCGAAACCATTTTCACCGGAATACCATAACGATCAACTACATAAGTGGCATCCATATACTGCGGCTCAATCTTCGCCATTTCTTTCCTTGAAACATCGCCAGCAATTCCAGCAGGCATTCTGTAAACATATGCATTACTCATTTTCTATTTCCTCCAAGTTTAATTATTTTTTATTCCAAAATTCTTTGTTTCTCTGATTAATAGAAGCCAGTTCATTATGGCAACTCAAATCCTTCATCTGCATTGTTTTGCTCTGCACCTTTGCATCATTAACTTTCTTAATCATTTCAGATGCAGCAGTAAAAATAGTATCAAGAGTTTCCCCATTAAGATTTTTAATTTTCTTATTTCCAAGCAAAGGCTTAATCAAGCTTGCGTGATCTTTCGTCATACCAATGCTCAATGCTTTTCGTTTCACAGCAGAAGTTACTTTCTTGAAATTGGTTGCTTGAGGTTTAGAAACTACAATACCGGGGGCAAGAATATCAGCACGACTAACTACATTCTGCCATATTGAATCTGTAGTTTTATTTTTTTCATCTTCCTCTTCAGGAAATTCCTCTTCAGGAATCTCATCTTCATCCTGCTGCATTTCTTCTTCAGGAATTTCCTCTTCTTCAGAAGGAGCTTCTTCCTCTTCAGGAATTTCTTCTTCCGTAGGATTTTCTTCATTAACTTCTTCATCACCTTCAAGAGCATCTAAAAGCATCTGAAGTTTTGAATCAAGAGCATCAATCTTTTCCATAATCATCTGAATCGGATCTTGCTCATTTTCAAAATTTTCTTCAGGTTCCTCATCTTCTTCAACTGGCATTGATTTATTGGCTTCCATTTCAGCGGCTACTTCGGAAGCTTTCTTTGCAGCTTCTACTGCCTGAATCGCTGCTTCTTTGGCTTTTGCTG